AATGTGACACACATCACAGACGCAACCTACTTGCGTTCCACACGCGACCCCGCACAGTCCTAAATAACAACAGGAAGTGAACCCAATGAACGAAACCTGCCAGTGCGAACAGCACCCAGACACCTACGAACTCAACGTAACAAACGGAACACTCACCATCAACGGAACCGACCTGGAACTAACCAACAACGAATGGCAACTAATGTGCCTACTCAACACCACATCCGGCGCCTACTACACCGCTGAGGAAATAGTGGAACACGCACTACACCTGCCAGGGGAGACAACGCGTCGCGTGAAAGACATCGTGCGCAGACTACGCGCAAAGCTCGCCACCGCCGGCTACTCCGAACTGCTCCAAAACACGCGAGACCGCGGCTACCGACTAAACCCAAACACTTCATTACCCCGCAACAGCGCAGACTTGTGGCAAAGAGAGACAGCGAACTGATCCTTTCCAGTAGCTGAAACCTGCCACAGGAGGCCCCCCATTAATGCGAGTGTGACCGCAGGGGGGCCTCATCCATTCCCGGCAAAGACCGACGCGGCCCGCTCCATAGCGCCCTCGGAAGGGTTCACATACAAAGTCAACGTGATAGCTATGTTCGCGTGACCCGCGAACCGCGAAACATCGGTTTTCTCCACACCCTTATCAAGCATCCACCGGCAGTAAAAATGACGAAACGAATGAAGGGACCAGTCGCGGCCCGCGCCCCACGCGACTTTACGCGCCGGTATCCACACACGCCGCGAAAAATTACTCGCACGCCAGAACCCGCCCCGCGGCGCCGGAAACAACAAACCCCCGCCCCCGACCTGCTCGGCACGCGCGGCAAGCAAATCCCGTAAAGCGAACCCGCCCGGCGTTACCGGCGGAATGAACACCTCACGCACGCTACTGTTCTTCGGCGGCGTCACCACATCCGCACCACCGACCAACTGAACCTGCTTATCCACGCGCAGCACCGAACCGGAAACATCATCACCCGTCAACGCCCACAGTTCCCCGCGCCGCAAACCCGTGAAAGCCGCCGTAGCGCCAAGTAGTTGCCAGTCCGGCGGGGGCGTGAAATCGCGGGACTTAGCTTGCGGGTATTCGCGCACCGCACCCAGCGCCGCCAGCAGCAGCAGCACCTGCTCCTCATTCGGGTAGTAGCGCGGATCGACATAAGACAGAGATTTAGCGCGCGGCGGGGCCGTCAAATAATGCGACGGGTCATTAGGGAGCATCGCGCGTTTCTGACCGAACGACAAAATAGAAGACAGCGCCGCCCGCACAAAGCGCTTCCCGGACTTAGAAGGTTGCGCATTGACCAGTTCCGTCAGCTGGTAATAAGTGATGTCGTGAACATTGACCCGCCCGACCGCCGGGTCAAGAATGTCAGCTACCAGGGTGGCGTTATCGGAGGCGTAACGCACGCTCCACGCAGCGGCCCCATCTATCAGCCATTGCGCGGCCATCCACCCGAAAGTTACCCCGGCAGTGTCGCCCCGCCCGGCCGCTACCCGGTTACCAATGTCGTTAGCGCGCGACCACGCATCTTTCCATTCGGGCATCGTTCCGGCTGTAGTCTGGACGCGCTGGCCGCGCTCGGAATAGTCAATGCGCACATACGCGGCCTTACCTTTCGCGCCTTTCACAGGGAAACGCACCCGGACCCGGCCCCGTTCGGTAGTCCAGGTCTGACCCCATGGCTCAGTTACGCCACGCGGACCCGCACCTGAGCCGGCATAGGTAACGGCCCCGCTACCGGGCTGGAGACTATTTTCCGGTAGGGCCTCTTGCGTCTGTTTGCTTCCCACTGCTCAACCTCACTCAAAGGCCACCGACGACGCCGGGGCGACAAATAAATAGCCGGGGGGAACTCGCGGTCAAAAGCGATGACATCTCGCGCTTGACGGGGCGAACAGCCCCACCGGGTGGCTAAATCTTCTACCGAAATGATGCTCATAAGCAAGCACGGTGCCGACGCGTTCCCCCTATAGCAGTCGGTGCGGGCACCTATTTTGGGGGAATAATGGGGGAAAAGGAAACAAAACAATGTTTTAGCCGCTAAAATAAAAGCGGAAAAACCCTTGGTATCAAAGGGTTTTTCCTATGGTGGCCAGGGCCGGGATCGAACCGGCGCGCTCCCGATTTTCAGTCAGAGGCTCACTAGTGTATTGTGTGGGAAATCCCTCACAAATACCGTGAAATGATCGGCCGTTTCCCCCACTAAAACGGGTTGAGACGTATAGAAACGGGGGAATTTGGGGGAAAACGGGGGGAAAATGCGCGAGACCCTTGCGTCAGCGACGCGACCCCGCACAGTCAATAACATGAACAGAACCTTACGCCTAGCCACATTCGCACTCGTAACGGCAGCGGTAGCGCTACCACTAACCGGGGGCCCCGTCACCGCGCGCGGCGGCTACATCGCCGAAGACACTATTCGGGTAAAAATAAGTGGCCAGGACAGCCCCGTGATCATTCCCAGCGTCAACCTGGACAACACTGACACGCGCACCGCGCTGCTTTTACGCAGCACGCTAGTAGGGCGGGTAGCGGTAGCGGCCCGTGGCACGCTCACCCGCGACGCTTCACAGGAAACCACATCCACCGTTAGCGACGCGGCCCGCAGCTGGGCGCCGATACTCCCGGCCGTCATCCAATACCCGGAAAACGTTGAGGGCGCCTCGTCAGAGTTAGGGACGACGCTGGCACTCCTAAACAAGTATTACCCTTCCCAGGCCGTAAACGCTGGGACGGTAGCGGCGACGGGAACCGTGAACGCGGACGGGACAGTGGGCATCATTGGCGGGGTAGCGGCGAAAGTTTTCAGCGCGTACAACGCCGGAGCTACTGTTTTCATTATTCCGGCAGATAATTACTCAGAGTTAGAAGACATCCCCGCCGGGCTCACTGTCATCCCCGTGACAACAGTTGCCGAAGCGGCACGGTATCTGCGAATGGACCTTCCCGCAAATGGGACGGTGGCAGGATGAAGCAGCGACGCAACTCCTCGCACTGATCCCCCCGCGCATTGACTGGACCCCCTCAGCCAAACAAGAGCAGGCCCGAGCGCTACTCAACAACTGCGACGAACTCCTATACGGCGGGGCGGCCGGCGGCGGTAAAAGCCACTTCATTTCATACGACAGCGCGCAATACTGTTTAGAGCACCCCGGCGCGCATGTAGCGATAGTGCGCAAAACACTGCCGATGCTCAAACAGACGCACCTCATAACTTTACGGCCGCTACTGGCAGACCTCGCAAAGTTTAACGCGACAGATTTCACCTGGACTTTCCCGAACGGGGCGATACTTCGTTTCATTTCCCTACCGAACAGGGGCGATGAACAGGGCTACAAATCGGTGGAGTTTGACCGGCTCTACTTTGACGAAGTGACCGAGCTCACCCAGGAAACATACTCCTACATGACTTCGCGGTTGCGTTCCCGCCGCGGGTATTCCACCGCGGCATTCAGCGCATCAAATCCTGAAGGTGTCGGTTTCGCGTGGGTGAAACAACGATGGGTAGCCCCGACCGGGCGCGAACTTGTCAGGGGAGTAAAGCCCGCGCCCGGCATCAAATGGTATCCGAAACTTTCAGATGGCGACGACGGCCCGAGCCGCGTATTTGTTCCCGCAACCATTTACGACAACACGATCCTAATGAAGACCAACCCGGACTACATCAAACGACTAAAAGCCTTACCCGACGCGCGCAAACGCGCCGCGTTATTAGAAGGCGACTGGGATGCGATGGACCAGATACCGGGCGCCCTATGGGACCTGACAACGATAGACAAATACCGGAGGGGGAGCCCCGCAGACGGTTACGGGCGGGTCGTAGTAGCGGTAGACCCGGCAACGACATACACGGAGAGCAGCGACGAGACGGGCATCGTGGTGGCCGCGTCAGACGGACCGGCGCGCGACAAGCACTACTACGTTTTACACGACGCGACAATAAAAGCAGAGCCCGCAACCTGGGCACGCGCGGCAGTAGCAGCGTGGGAAAGGCACGAAGCCGACGCGATAGTTTACGAAGCTAACCAGGGCGGGCTAATGGTGCGCGACAGTATCAAGCACGCCGCGGAAAGCATGCGGACAAGCGGGGAAATAAACCGCATACCTGTCATCGTTCCCGTGCGCGCTACACGCGGCAAAGCGTTACGCGCTGAGCCCGTAGCGACGCTTTACGGCGTGGGGCGCGTTCACCACATAGGTGTCTTTCCTGAGTTAGAAACACAGATGACAACCTGGACGCCGGAAGCCCCCGCTTCACCGGACCGCTTAGACGCGCTCGTCTGGGCTATCAGCTCACTCTCTAACGCCGCGCAGCCCGGCGGTTTCGTAACCACCCGCCGGTAACCCGCGCGGACCTTCCACAGAAGACCACCCAGGGAGGGCATCCAGTGAAAGACATCGCGCTAAAAGCCGTGGAACAACTACGCGCCACACGAACCTATACGGAACGCAACAGGCAGTATTACAAAGGCGCACAAGATGACGCTTATTTAGGTGAAGAGAAAACAAACCCGGTAGTGGCAAAAGCACTCAAAGCGAAAGAAAACGTGTGCGGGCTGGTAGTTGATACGACTGTCTCAAAGTTGCGCCTCTCAGGTTTCGCGCCCGGCAACGCGGACGATGCGGCAGCTAGTGAAGGCGCCTCGCGCGCATGGGATTGGTTTGAGGCTACGGGAGGGGTAGTGGGCGCGCGGCAATGGATGCGCTCAATGGAAATAACGGGCAAGCCCGGCGCGGTAATAGTGTGGCGCGATGGCCTGGGCCGTATTCGCCCGAGTTTTCAGGAACCCGAACAGGTCGCTTACGAACACGATGCGGAATACCCCGACATCCTTATTTGGGTAGCGAAATACTGGAAAGACGCCGGGGCCCATAACTTAACAATTTGGACCCGCGAAGAGGTGATTGTTATGTCCGCACGCGACGCGAACGCCGGCATACCCTCAGGGGAAAGGTTCGTTACCGTTTCAGCAGAACCACATTCTTTCGGTGTCGTTCCCGCGGCTGTAGTGAGTTTCACTGAACTGTGCGACTTGGACGCCGCTACACCGTTACAGGACGCACTGAACCAAAACCTCGCGCACACGGCGTTAGCTGGTTTCTATTTCGCGTTACCGTTCCGGGTTTTTCAAAGTGTGTGGTCGGACGAGTTAGACCCCGCAACGGGTCGCCCCGTGGCACCCGCGCGACTAGGAACGGACACGGCAATAATGCTACAAGGCTCGCCCGACGGTGTTCAGGAGCAGAAAGTCTATGACCTTCCTGGGCAGTCTCCGGAACCGTTTTTAGCGGAACGCGAAAGCATCATCGCTTCCATCGCGCGTGTCACCCGGACGCCAGCGCACGTTCTCAAACCCGGAACTCAAATGCCGTCAGGCGCGGCACTACGCACAGCAGAGGCACCACACACCGCGAAAGTAGAAGCGCGAATGGACGCCTACGGGCAAGCCCTCGCGTTATGTGCGCAGATAGCCATCGCGTTAGAAGGCGTTATCAGTAACGGGACCGGCGAATGGATAAACATAACCACCACCTGGATCCCTGTAGGTAGCGCGTCAGATGAGGAAAGCGCGGGAATAGTCAGCGCCCTATCGGCAGCAGGAGTGCCGATAGATGTTCTCGGTATGGACTACCTCGGATGGGATGTTGAGAAAGCCGAGAGCGTCATTGCGCGCATTGAGGTGGACCGCGCCGAACGCGCAGCGCAAGCCGCGATCATGTTTGACGCGGGAGCCATGTAACAACTATGGCGCCCATCTCGGTAGATACGTTAGGGGCTAAAGCCCGGTTGCGGCTGGCGCGTAACCGCCGGTCAGCCACCCGAAAATTGTTTTACGGCTATTCGCAAGCGCACGAAGTAATGCTGCGCGACATTGAGGTTTTCATAGCTCAGTATGGAAAAGTGTTAGCGGCAGGCGCAGTAACTGACGACTGGCTAAATAGCAACATTGCGTTGCGTGAAACTTTCACGCGGTATGAGCAGGCGTTAGTCTCAGCGGCCCGAGCGGCGGGCGTGGAAAGCACCGCGTTAGCTAACAGCGCGGCGGCAGACGGCGCTACTACGGGCCGGCAGATGCTGGCACTACTGACACAATCCGCGGCGGTAGGAGTGTCTAAAACCCCGGTTGAGTTAGCAACGGCAAGACTTGATGACGCCCCGATGACACAGTTACTACAAAGGCGCGCAGGTGCGCACGCCGCAGCGGTAAAACAGACACTCATAACATCGGTGAAAAACGGAACGGACCTATACCGGACCGCGCGCCTTTTACAGCAGACACCTAACGGTTTTGATAACGCCCTCACTGTCGTGCGCACCGAGCAGCTAACCGCATTCCGGTCGGCGTCATTAGACAGCTATAAAGAAGGTGAAAGCGTGCGCGGGTGGCGCTGGGCTTCCGTGCGGTCTGTGCGCACCTGCTCCCTATGTTGGGAGTTAGACGGGCAAGTATTCGGGCAGAACGACACGATGGACGCGCACCCTAACTGTATGTGCGTGCCCGTTCCCGTTCTTTACGACGAGAAAGACAGTGACCGCCCGGCAGGCCGCGACATTTTCGCGGGCCTAGCCGCAGCAGCGCAACGTTTGGTTCTCGGACCGACCGCGTTTCGTGCGTATGAGCAAGGCGAACTCAAACTCGGTGACTTACTGGGCAAAAAGTCCAGCAAAGAATGGGGCGACACGGTAACCCGCCGGCCGCTGAAAGATGTCCTAGGTGAAGACAAAGTAAAAGAGTTAGGCGCGCAGGTGCGTGCGGACGCGAAAAAGTCCAAAAAATAGTGACACGCGGACAGTCCATTACACGGGTGTAAAGCCCGGAGGCCCACAGGCCGTAAATGGAAAGTAGGAAATAAATGTCCGTAGAAACTGTTGACACGACACCCGCAGCAGAGGCCGCCGTTGAGCCCGCCTCGGAAACGCCGCGCGTATTCACACAGACCGAAGTTGATGACCTGGTAAAGGCACGGCTGGCACGGCAAGCCACCAAATTTGCGGACTACGACACACTGAAAGAAGCCGCCGCGAAACTCACAGAGTTAGAAGCCGCGCAGATGAGCGAGTTGGAAAAATCGCAAGCAGCGGCAGAGGCGAACGCGAAACGCGTAACCGAACTTGAGAACACTTTACGAGACACAACAATAGGCGTGGCACTACGCACAGCAGCAAGCAAAGCCGGAGCTATTGACACGGACGCCGCCGTGAAACTCGCAGACATCAACGTTGAGTTAGACGCCGACGGGGCGATACTCACTAACTTGGATGAGGCGATGACCGAGTTCCTGAAAAGCCACTCGTATCTTTTAGCGAAAGCAGACGAACCAAAGACAGGGCCGACTATTCCGGGCGCGCCAGGAACTTCACGGGTCCCCGGAGCAAGCGGCCTGTCACTGTTAGACATTTCCAAAATGGACCCGCGCAAGTTGGCGTCTGACCCCGACGCTTACAAGGCCGCCATCACCGCGATGAACGCCGCAAGCGGCGCGTAACAGCAACCGGCCCCAGCGAGCTACATAGTAGTTAGCCGCTGGGGCCTTTCTTTACCCGAAACAGTGCGGACCTTCCAGCAGTGAGACGGATGCGTTAGTTCCGGTGTTTCACATTCGCGGGTTTTTTGCCTTCACCGCATAGGCGACACACACCACCCCTACCTATGAAAGAAGGAAAAAATGTCATTAACCACCCCACTCACAGCAGCGGACGCAACTATCGTTTCCGCAGGCATCATCACGGGCTACCGTGGCGCAGCCAAAATCGCACCCCTGGCAACACAGGAATACACGGGCGAAGTTGCCGGTAAAGGCAGCACCGTCAAAGTCATTAGCTTGGGGCACATTGCTCTTAGCGACTACACACCCGGAACAGGTATTTCGGCATCAACAATCACAGAAACATCCCGCCTCCTCACACTTGACCAGGCAAAATATTTCAACATCGTCATTGACGACACTTCCGCGTCAGCGGGTGCCGGTGACTATCTCGCAACTCTCGCCGCGGACGCTTCCGCTAGTGTTGCTCATGCTTTGGATGCTTACGCCGCTGGCGTAGCGTTTGACGGCGCGGGTGTCACAGCAGGGCTCGGAACAGCTGGGACAGAAATTGATGTCACAGCAGCCGGTGCCGCATACTCCTACCTGCTCAAACTCCGCACGGCACTTGCCGACGCTGGAGAAGACCGCAGCGTAGTCGTTCCCTCGGACTTTGTGGCCCTCCTTTTGGAAGACCCTCGGTTCGTAGCAGCTAATAACGATGTTCTTCAGAACGGTGTTATCGGCCGCGCAGCAGGGTTCAGTGTCGTTGAGAGCAATGTTCTTACCGGCGGAAAAGTTATGGCAGTCGCACACACTGGCGCGCTCGCTATGGCAGTCTCGATCAACAAGGTTGAGCGCTACCGTCCACAAGATCAGTTCAGCGACGCCATCAAGGGCCTGGTTGTCTATGGCGCCAAGGTTCTCCGTCCGGAGGCCGTTGCTTCCGGGGTTGTCGTAACTGGCTAACCCACCCGGACCGCGGAAAGGCCCCCCGAAATTTCGGGGGGTTTTTCTGTGCGCGGACCTTCACGCGTATGACCATCTCAGAGAAGTTAGCCGAAGCCGTGGAGGTCGTGAAACTCAATGCGAACACCGCATCCAGTGTCGCCCCGGAGACAAGCGCGGAAGTAGAAGCCATCGTCACAGGGCAAGCGAAAACCGACGGGGCGGGCTTACCGCCGTCAGACCCCGCGTGGGCTGGCGCCTGGCGGGTCGGGGTAGCTACCGCCAAAGTCTTAGAGTTACGCGCCACACGATGCGTGGAACTAGTTGATGTTTCCACTGACGGCACAAGCATTTCACATCACCAGATTTACGAAACCTTACGAAAAGAAGCGCAAGTGTGGCGCGCGAAAACCAGTGCGCGGTTCTAATGGCGAACATTTATTCGGGCAGTTTGGACACGGTGCGCGCCGCAGCGCAGACCGCACTGTTTGACACAGCTACGGTGCTGGGACTTAATAACAGCACCGACGCGCTCGGTGAAATAACGACAAGTAAAACGGTCACTATTCCGTCGGTAATGTGCCGGGTAGCGGACGCGCACAAGCGCAGCAGCCAAGCGCCGGATCGTATTTTAGAAACCGCCGAAAGTGTCGTCTATTTACCGTGGGGCACGCAAGTGAAACCTAACGATGTCATCTCCTACAACGGAAGTTTCTTTCCGGTATTAGCGGTTGAGTGCGGAACGGGCGGGGTTTTTACTATCGCCTGGTGCGGAACGCCAGACACGCGAACCGTGCCCGCTTTCCTAACGGCAGGGGCCGCGTAATGGCCACCGTAAAAGTAGAGAAAAACACGAGCGACTTCACGCGCAAGTTAGATAACGCGATGGCAGAGGGGATGCGCGCGGTCGCATCTGACATCAAAGTAGCGGCGACGGCAAGCGTTCAAGAAATGGTTTACGCACTACCAGAAAACCCGAACCGGCCCCGGACAGGGAACCTGAAAGCTTCCATACAGCAGAAATCAGGAAAAACATACGCAGAGGTGGAAGCGCAAGCCGAATACGCGAGTTTCATTGAGTATGGGCGAAAAGGCATAGGCGGTAACGAAATAACTAAAGCGCGGCCGTTCCTGAACACGGGCCTAGAAATAGCGCAACGCAAAATGTTCACGCGCATCAAGCACGCGCTGAAAAGGGAAGGAATACTATGAGCACTTACGGAGCGACATACGAGCACATTGTCAGCACACTAAGAAACGACGCGACACTAACGGGGCTCGTAGCGGGCCGCGTTTATCAGGGTGTAGTTCCCGTAGAGGCCACCTACCCGCTGGTTTTCATTCAGCCTTTCGGTGACGCCGAAGATGTTTACTTTAACGGGCATGACCGCGCGATGACACGGTTAGTTATCAGCGCAAGCGTCTCAGGCCCGGCTACCCTCGCACAGTTAGAACCCGTTTTTAACCGCGTTGATTTTCTACTTCACGCTTCCGGCCCGGCAGAAAATAGCCGCGGGCACATCGCGCAATGTGTGCGCATCTCTCACAGCACACTCAGCGAAATAAATGATGGCATTGTGTGGCAGTTCCTCGCGGGCCGTTACGAGCTACTCGTCACGGATAAATGACCTGCGGACCTTCCACAGCAGACCGCCGAATAGGAGAAAAACACAATGGCCAATACACCCGCATTCGTAAACCAGGGAGCACAATGGGGTAAGGAAACTGTCATCGGTTCCGCCGTTGCCGCTTCCGACAAGTTCCGTGCTACGACAGTGAGCATCAACCCGGCATACCAGGTAGAAAGCGTCCGCCCTTCCGGTAGCCGCGTAAAGTCACTGAACTATGTAACGAAGTCGTGGAGTGAGGGCAGCCTGGAAGGCGTGCCGTGCTGGTCAGAGTTGCCGTCATTATTTGACTGGGCGATGGGCGACGGCACAGAGACCGTTAACGGGGACGACACTTTCACCTATGTGTGGAGTATCGGAACGCTTTTACAGACCCGCACATTGGAGTTCGGGCAGTCAGGCGCCGGAAAAGCCGCGGTAGTTCCGGGATGTTTCATCAAAGGTTTTGAGTTAACTTGGGGCCGTTCATCTGGCGACGCTTCAGTAACCGCTGACATTATGGGCGGGGAATGGCAAGAGGGCGAAACACTAACGACGGGCGCTACCGGCGCCGCAGTGGAGCCCATTTCCGGAACGACTGTCACCGTGGGGCTTTCCGATAACGCAGCAGGAATAGGCGCTACGGCACTGTCCGGGGCGTTGGAAGTAAGTATCGCTACGGGCGACATTCGCCGCGATGTCTGGACTTTGGACGCGTCACCGTCTTTCACTGACACGGTAGACACCGCGATGGAAGGTTTTGAGATTTCACTCAAACTCAAAGCGGATACTCTCGGTAAAGCTTTTCAGGACTACCTCGTAAATTCCGAAACGAAATACTTGGTCGTCTCAGCTACCGGCACAGGCGGAAAATCTTTCGCAGGCGTTTTCGCGGTTCAGCCGAACGGTTTTGAGCTCGGGGACAGCGACGATGTTTACGCCGTAACGGTTCCATTGAGTGTTGTGGAAGACGCTAGCGGTTTCTCGCACCTTTTCACGATTACCCTTTCCTAAAGTCTGGCGGGGGGGCCGGACCGTCATAAGCAACACCGACGAAAGGCCCCCTAATGGCTAACCTGAACAAAATTGCGAAAGAGCGCATCGCTTCACAGTCCCGCACGATGGTTTTAGATTTTGACGGCGGGGAAACTCTCACGGTAGTTGTGCGCCCCGGTGGAGTTTCTACCCGCACACAGCATGAACTCTCACGCGCGCAGGACCTCATTGCGAAAGGCGACACGGCAGCGGCATCGGACCTGGCCGGACTTATTCCCGTGGTTCTCTCAGAGATGGTCACAAGTTGGGATTTAGAAGATGACGACGGCCCGGTGGAGCTAACACGCGAACGGCTTTCCGGTATTCCCATTGACGCACTCACGGTTGTGTTAGAGGCAGTTATGGGCGGCGTTTCCGACATCCCAAAAGGGAGTTAGCCGCACTCAAAGCAGTGTTTCAGGCGGGCCGCGAAATCGACGCGGGCACAGCACGGAACATTCCCGAGTATGTGATGGAACTCGCAGCGGCGCGGCGGCTGGGTATGAGTTTCGTTGAGCTAGTCAACTCTCAAGATTACGACTACCTAATCGGTGCCGCGCAAGTAGAGGCGGAGTTTGAGGCGTGGGTTCGCGAACGTGATAAGAAACGCGGTCGCCGGTAGCGCTGGACCTTCCCAAAGGGAAACGGAGGCCTGGTGAATACCAATAACATTGTTGGCACGGTAAAGGTTCGTGTAGAAATTGATAACAGCACCCTTGATAAGGACCTGGGTAAAGCCGTTGATGAGTTCGGTAAAGCCGGGAAAGAAGCCGGAAACGAGTTTGAGAAACGCGCTAAGGACGGCTTAGGCGACACCGTTGATGAGTTCGGTAAAGCCGGTAAAGAGGCCGGTGAAGACTTTGAGAAAGGTGCTAAGAAAGGCCTGGACGGCACGGCTGTAGCCGCAGGTAAAGCGGGTAGCAAAGCGGGAACGAGTTTCAGTTCCTCTATGGGTGGGAAACTAAAAACAGGTGTTGATAAGGCGTTCATTCCGGCGTTGGCCGTCATCGGTGGTATCGGCGCCGGGGCGTGGAAAGCTACGGAAGCCGCTTCAGATTTAGCTGAATCACAAGATAAAGTTACGGCCGTTTTCGGTGACAGTGCTTCGGGTATTTTTCAGTGGGCTGACACTTCAGATAAGTCAATGGGGCTCTCTAAAAGGGCCGCGCTTGACTTGTCCGCTAACTTCGCGGCTCTAGGTAAAGCAGGCGGCTTGACTGGCGATGAACTAAATAAGTTCTCCACCGACGCGGTAGGACTTTCCGCAGATTTAGCTTCCATGTACAACATTAGTGGCGGCGCGGAAGAGGCCGCTATTGGGCTTGGCGCGGCTATACGCGGAGAGGCCGAACCGATGCGTAAATACGGCGTTTTGATGTCGCAAGCCGCGATGGAAGCAAAAGCCTTAGAAATGGGTCTCATTACTTCTACCGCGTCAGAGGTGAAAGTTGCGGACGCCCGCAACAAAGCACAGAAAGCCACAAGCGCGTATGCGGCAACAGTAAAAACTTACGGAGAGGACAGCCAGCAGGCTACGGATGCCCTCATAAAGGCGGACTTGGCAGAGGAAGCGTTAGCGAAAACTCTTGAGGGCAAAGTCGGGAAAATGACCGACGAGCAGAAAATACTCGCCGCGAACACTATTTTGTGGGAGCAGACTACCGATGTTCAAGGAAACTACGCGGACACAGCCGACGGTATGGCTAACTCGCAGCGCACACTCAGCGCAACATTTGAGGACCTACAAGCTTCACTGGGTGAGGGACTGCTGCCCGTTGTTGAGGACGGCATCCACCTTTTACAGGGGTTCGCTGAATGGGCTAAAGAGAACACTGGCACGGTGAAACTTCTCGTGGGTGTTATCGGGGCGCTGGCGGTGGCCGTGGTGGGAATGAAAGTGTTTACGATCGCGATCGGGTTCATTACCGCTATGCGTAACGCGATGCTTTTACTAAATTTGAGTTTCCTCGCAAACCCTATTTTCCTCGTTATCGCCGCTATCGCCGCGTTCGTTGCGGGCATCATTTGGGCGTATAACAACGTGGAATGGTTCCGAGACATGATAGACGGGGCGCTCACTTTCGTTTCGCAAGTTTTCCAGGGACTGTTCGCACTCATTGAGAAAGGGTTCGGCTGGTTACAAGAAAATTGGCCGCTAGTTTTAGCGATACTCACGGGCCCTATTGGCCTCGCGGTTCTGTTCGTTAAAGAGCACTTTGACGAGATTGTCGCGTTCTTTATGGGCCTACCCGAACGGCTCGGGTCTATCGCCGCGACGCTCGTAAACATTTTGACCTGGCCCTGGCGCACAGCGCTGAACGCGATCATCGGAGTTATTAACAAAGTCATTGAGATGTGGAACGGGTTTGAGTTTGGGCTCCCGCCTTTCACTACGCCGTGGGGTCAGGATTTCGGTGGTTTCAGTATCGGAACGCCGGACCTACCGACAGTTTCGGAAATACCCGCTCTCGCTAACGGCGGCGTTGTGAAAGCAACACCCGGCGGCACGCTGGCACTCATTGGGGAGGGCGGGCGCGATGAGGCGGTCGTCCCGTTGGACCGCGCTGGCGGCTTCGGTAACTCCATAACTATCGCCCCCGGAGCTGTAGTCATTAGCGGCGTGAGTGACGCCGTTGAGGTTGAGGACCGTATGAAGAAACTACTTGGCGACTGGGCTCGGCAGGTCGGTATGAGCGCACAAATTAGGAGGGCGTAATGGCTTGGACTTTGACAGACACGCAAACAAGTTGGACAGCTAGTTTCACGGTTGTCTCCGGCGGTGTGGTCTCTACTGTGACACAACCAACGGGCGTGTTCTTCCCGTTGCGGGGAGCTAACCCTGTAGTTATTACGGGCCCTTCACGAAACACGGAACTCGCTACGCCCGACTGGCTTGTTACCGGCGCGGCGCAATGGACGGCGTTGGAAACTGTCCTACTTTCCGGGCATCGTTTATCTTTGACGGACGACACGGGCGCCGTCTTCATTTGCCGCGTTGTCGGTGGTTTTGAGGTGGAGTTAGAGGACACGCCTAACCGCACTTTCACGCCCCGGCGCCGGGTTCGCGTGCGACTGTTGCGGGTAGCGTAATGGCTAACGTGAGTATCGGCACGGGCCTTGCGGACGCGTTGCGTGGGCAGACGAGCTTACAGGCGGAGTTCTGGGTGGAGCTTTTCCAGTCGGGTAGCAAAGTTGCTGAAGCGGAAATCATTTCGGGCACGGTAACGCAGTCTTTTAACGGTTCCACTCGGCGCACTTGCGACTTGACTGTTACCGGGTGGGGGACGCACGGGCAGGGCAGCGGGATCATTCCCGAAGTGGTGTGGGCCGGCAATGACCGTAACTACGGTGAGGGTCTTTACGGTGAGGGTATTTATGGCGACGCCCCGTATGCGTATTACCGTTCGCTACTTTCACCGCTTATTACTACGGCCCTGGTTTACGGGCGTTACACTTATCCGTCGGGTGTGAGCACTGTTCTGCTGGGAACCTTTACCCTGGGCGACCCTTCTTTTAACGACACTCGGGAGGGTGTAACTGTTTCCGTTTCCGGGTGGTCTATGGAGTATGACCTTTCGCGTAACTTGTTTGATGTGCCGGTCGCGTTCGCGGCGGGCACGAATGTGGGGACCGCTATTCATTTCATCCTTGACCCGCGCGTTCCGCAGGGCGTGAGTGGAGTGTCTTTGCCTACTACTTCGCAGACGACTACGAAACAGTCTTATTTACCGGGGGAGGGTAAATCGGCGTGGAGTGTGGCTAAGGAACTTGCCGAGAGTGTCGGCTGGGTTCTGTATGTTGATAGGAACAATCAGGTCGTTGCCGAAACGGTGCCCGATGCGGGTAGTTACCCGGCGTCTTCGTGGAGCCTTTTCGATAACGGAACCGTTCAGCAGTTCACGCTAGCGCCGTCTAGTAGTGAGTTCTGTAACCGCGTGGTCGTTTCCGGTGAGAGTAGCGGCAGCGACCCGGTGTATGCCGTAGCTACAGACAGCACGGGCCCGTTCGGCGTTATCGCATTAGGGAAGACACTCACGCGCGAATACCGTTCCGATGTGGTCGCTAACGCGGGGCAGGCCGGGGACTTGGCTCACAGGCTGGTGCGCAAATGGGGCCGTATGTCGGAGGTGCTGAGCGGGGAATGCTTGCCGATGCCGCACATGGAAGTTGGTTCCACTGTTAGCGTGAAAAGCGACGCGCTCCGCTTATCGGACAGCGTGTATGTGTTGGAGACAATAACGACGCCGTTGGACCCTACGGCGCCCACTACTTTTGATGCAGTTCGGAGGATCGGGTAATGGCTAACAATTATGATTTGGAACGCGGCACGCGCACGATGCTTGCCGGGCTCATTACGCCTACGGCACGGCAACAGACAGGCTCGGCGTCTTTCGCCCGTATCGGGAAAGTAACGGCCGTATCGGGTTCCACGGTGACGGTCACTATCGCGGGCGGCAGTGTTTCCGGGGTTTTATGCCTTGCGAGTTACACGCCTGCCGTCAATGACAGGACGCTGCTGCTTTCCACCGGCGGGGACCTGGTTGCCCTGGGCGCGCTCGCGTAGCTCATCGGCGGCGTTTTCTAATAGTTTTTCCGGGTCAAAGTTCTCAGTCATTTTCACGGCGTCACTAATAGTTACCCCTTTCGTAACCAGGTGCCGGATGATGCCTTCACGCAACCCGTTCGGGGCCTCTAACAGCGCTACGGCTATCTGCTCACTGTTGACGGTAGGGGTTATCTGCGCGGGCACGGACACTTCCACACTTTCGGGCCTAACAGTGTTCAGGCGCACCGTTGCGGTAGCGGAATGAGCTACGGGAAAAGCGAACCGTTCGTCACTGTTTTTTACGATGTCTATCACCCAGTATTCGCCCGTAATGTGCGCGTCACCTTCTAATGCCCGGTAGAGCAGTTCGCGGGTGTTCTCGCGCGTAGTTAATTCTTTCCCAAACAGGATGGAAACGAGCCGGCTACGCGAGCACAGGTCTTGGCTTTGACGGCCAGGGTCGGAAACATACTTCACGTTCACGGGCCTGGTTATTTTCAGTCCGCAGTCGGTAGTGAAAGTTACGGTGAAGTCTTCTTTGCCGCGGTCTATCGTGAATGCGGTTAGCCAGCTCAGCCCCCCGGCGCGTAACTGGTTAAGGATCGTTCCGTTTCGGGTTTTGTCTACTAACTGGTGTGCGAGTTCGTGCTGGAATGTTTCACCGTTCGCGCCGCGCGAGTTCGCTACATGCTTCACTTGCCGCGCGGCGTTCTCAGCGTTGAGCCACGCCCGAGTTTTCACGATGCTTGTAATAACTGTCCATTCTTTTTCCCAAGCCGCGTACGAGGACGACAGGGGAGCGGGTGTCGCGGGGGTGACACGCGGGAGGGTGAAGAAAGCTAACTGGTGTTCGCCAAAAACTAACGCGGGGCTACTCACGCTTTTGACAGTCCGCTAGTGAAAGCCAGGTGCCGGGGTTTGACGCACTATTTTTCGTTCAGTAGCAACGTGTTTCCGGGCTACGGGTGCGCGCGGACCTTCGGAAAGGAACCCGATGTGTGAGCAGGAGCAAAAATGTCTTTACCTACGAACAAAGTCAATTCCACCCCGATGGTTGATGACCATCCCGCGCACCATAACTATTCCGCCGCGCAAATTAACCAGAATGAAGTAAGCGTGGGGTTAGCGGAAGAGTTACGAAATCCCCTTGCCGGTGGTTCCAAAAATCAGGCGCTAACGAAAAAGTCGGCGGCAGATTTTGCGTTTAAGTGGGCTGCTCAGGCGGGCAGTTCAGGGTCCGCTTATGCGGAGGTGGGTGAGGCTATTCCCGCGTATGGCAGCCGTAGCGACGGCGATGTTCTAGCCGTTCAGGGGGCCGGTAATTCCGTTGCGTGGGAGAGACCTAAAAAAATTCTGATAGGTGAGGGCGCACCTGGGTCGGGTGCTGGTAGTAACGGTGATTTTTATTTTGATAGTTCCGAACCGGTGTATGTTCCCGGCGGCGGTAGCGGCGGCGGTAGCGGGGAAATCCCGACAGAACTTTCCTACTCTTTTTCTACAAGCCCTAACGTGGCGACAGTTACCGGACTTGTATCACCTTTTTACGGCACTCCTTTTACTATCCCGGCTACCGTAGTAAATGGCGGGGTTACTTACACGGTTAAAAGCATAGGCAGTAACGCTTTTCAGTCAAAGAACCTTACTGAAGTGGTTATCCCCAACTCAGTGACTACTATCGGGAGCAATGCGTTCCAATACAACCAGCTCACTTCGGTCACTATCCCCAACTCAGTGACTACTATCGGGGCCTATGCTTTCCGAAACAACCAGTTGACTTCGGTGACGATACCGAACTCGGTCACCGACATCGGGGCCTCTGCTTTCCGAGACAACCATCTCACTTCGGTCACTATCCCCAA